TCAGCGAATGGAGTCTCACGGCCACAGTCAATGCACTTACCGAAACCAGTATGGTCATCCACATCCCTACGACGTATGTACTCACTGAATATCTTATCCAGTTTGTTCTTGAGTGTCGATAATTTAACTTTTCGTGCCATAAAAGAAAAAAGCCTGTCCACTAAAACCCCCTAATGTGAACAGGCATAAAAAAACGTTAATAAGGGTCTTTATTTAAAAACAATATAAATAAGCGTTGTAACTTGCATATGTCAAAAAAAAACACTAACTTTGCCAAATAATAAAAAACATAATACTTCTAGCTTACTACAGTAAAAGTATTGCTTAGTAAAAGTGTTTAATACAAAAGAAGTTAAGCTTAGTAAAAGTGATGTTTAGTAAAAGTGTAGTAAAAACCTGAGAAGTTTTCTACGTTACCCTGTCAGGCCTGAGCTATGTTTATTTGATATTCCGATACTTCTCTATACCACGTGAGCCAAAATAAGCTATATATATACCTAACAATAGAGATTTAAGAAGCTCTATCCATTCTGAAGGTACTTCTATTGATAGATTAAAGCTGTCTATATAAATAAGTATCACAGTTGCTATGGTAAGAAACACTAAACTTAATGGCCTAACATTTTTAGTAAGGAAGCTATCAGCATAATTGTCTGATTCCCAGCGTCTCGTGACTGACTGCATCTCCTCAATATCTAACTGCATAACCTTAAGAGCGTGCTCTCTCTCCTCGGCTGACATACTGTCATCCCCAGTAATAGTATCGATAGCTCCTTTGATATCTCCAGAAACTAAGTTACCAACAACCTCAAGGGCTTTACCTTTATTAAGTTTTCTTAAAAAGTCACCTACTCTAGTAGTGCCGTTTCTATCTTTGTAGTTATCCATAATATTATTTTCTATAATCCCAACGTGCCTTTGAACCTCTTATGTCGTAGTGCACAAATGTATCATACAACCCTAGTCCTCCGTCTTTCATCTTACCGTCTATTATTAAAGACTCTATAATTAAGTATAAATCCTTAGTCTCTATATCTCTAACCTTTATGTCCGCAGCCCTACCCAAAACGTGTTGGCTGTTTTTAACACCTCCTATAGCCTTATTGTGAGCTGGAGACCTGTAAGCACTATTAATACGTATAGGCTCTCCTAAGAAGTCTCTAAGCACCTGTAGATTAGACGCTAGTTCCTTTATATTGGATAAGACATCATTAGGCATAGGATGTCCGTCTTTGCTCTTGAATTCCCTCTTAGTAAAGTTTTTACTTAATCTCATCCTTTTAGCCAATTTATGTAATAAGTAACCGCAGAACCTATAGCTGTAAATAAACCAGCTAACATAGCTATTGCTAACTTGTAGGCTCTTATAAAATTCCTTAGAGACACCAATCTGTTTTCTAGCTCATTAACCTTCTTAACTAAGCCTATCTTACCTATTGAGTCATCATTCTCTAGTACACTAATTACTCTATCCATTTTCTTACCATTCTCAACAAGTGACTGCTCCGTAGTTTTACGAAAGAAATCAACTTCCTGTTCAAGTCTTGTAATCCTGAAGTCTTGCTCGTGGTCTTTCATAACTTATATATTCCAGCCTCCGAAAGTTATGTCCTTTGCAGGTCTAACATCATCCTCAGTATTGGTGTTATATTCTAAATATAGATTGTCATTGTGTCGTAAATAGTCAACCAATCTCTTAGCGTAGTATTGAGCTGTATCTCTGGCAGCGTCACGCATACCATCAACCTCCTTGTCAGTAGGTAGTGCAGCGTTCTCTGAAGTGTGCTTAAATACACCCTTATTAGATATTGTGTACTGACTGAATGGTAGGTACTCCATAAATGAGTATTGTACCAAAGTTGGCTTAATGTAGTCGTAAACAAGTGTAGAATAATCTCCAGAAAGTGTGCCTCCAATTACGTCAGCCTGTAGCCTATCGTACAGCTTAGAGCCTAGCAGTTGGTGTACGTGAATGTCCTGAGCTATCTGAATAAAGTGTGACACCTTATCGAAGTCTATATTAGCTGACAGTGGTGTCTGCTTAACTAGGTCGTTCTTTGATATGAATAATGCTTTTGCCATTTTATTTCTTTTTAGAATATGAAGGGTGATGTCCTTTGTCAGCTCTATCTATCTGAGCCTCAGCCACACGCTTGTTATTTTTGTATTTATTTCTTTTAGGGTCAAAGCCTTGTTTTTTGGCCTTCCCTACTGTTGTTTTGTAAGTACCTCTCAAAGCATCTCCTCCGTATGGATTACCGTCTCTCTTAGTCTTTTTAATATATATAACACGCTCCCACGTGTCGTAACAGTTAACCCCTCCTTTATGTAACCAAATGGAATAAGGCTGTTTGTTGTGCCCCATAGTTGAGTTCACACCGTCTTTCTGCATTTTAAGGATATCCTCCTTACGGAATACTTTTTTTGTTCTGTGCATCATTCTACAAAAGTCTCTAGACTTAGCACCTTTTTTTCCGTGCTTTCTAGAGCCCTTAGCGTAACGATAACGAACCTTAATAAACTTAGTATCCTGAACACTGTCTTTGCGTCTAGTATCTGCAATAGATAAAGCCACATCAAGTGTACTGTTTAGCATAGCTTCAATATCTTCATCCTCCGCCTCATTTAAGTCAATCCTAGCGTCTGCTAAGTGCCACTCATTTGAGTCGATATCCTCACCTACCTTGTCTAAGTATAGGAATATATCAGCTAAACCGTTTACAGTTTTACACATCTTTTGATTCGTTATATAATTCTAGAGCATCCTGAATGAACTTAGGGTCAACAGATAGTTGGTAGTCAGCAGATAGCTTAGTGTCATCTTCCTTCTCAGCATCTTCTTTTGCTACTGGAGCTTCCTTATCTTCGTAAGTATCTTCCTCTTGGTTATCCTCAGTGAACTCAATAGGCTGTGAAGTTATAAAGTACATCTCGGGAACGTCTCCATTGAGCTCCATAATCTCGCTCAGACAGTCGATAAGCTCCTCTTGGTAGTTAGCAATAACCGTGGAATTAAATAGTTGACTAGCAGTCTTAATCTCATCAGCGTTAGAAGCTAATCCATTACCGTTGTCCTTTATACCTAATAGCATAGGAGATGTGACTCTGTGACCTACTAGAATCTTATGCATAGCTTCTGTAGCAAGATACTCATAATGAGCTGGTGCGTCATTCAAAGATATATCCTCAACAGTAGTAGCAGATTCTTTATTCTCGTTAAATGCAACAATAACTTTCTGACCTCTTGAGCCTGTAAGTTTGCCTTTAACATCTCTAGTGATTGCATCTCTAGATTCTAAGTCAGGCACACCATTGTTGAAGTTAATAACCTTAGTACCACTGAATGAGTTCTTTGTCTCATTAAGTAAGTAGTCTGAGATTTCGTTTTCAAGCTCAGCATAAGGTAAAGCTCCAGAGTAATCTACAGGAGAAAAGTAATCGTATCCAGACACATAAGGCTTAAGTATATAAAGCTCAATTTTTTCAGTAGAATTACCAAATGTAGGAATACGTTTCAAGCTATCTGTACGCTTCTTTTCAGCCCAGTTAGGGTGATAATAATAAGCAGAGATAACTCCTTCAGCGTCCATCTTTTCAGGTCTCAGTGTATGTATAGGAAAGTGCTTAACCTTAACTACTTTCCTGTCGTTACCACCCTTAGAGTAGATAACCTGTATAGCAGCTTGGCCTAACATCTTACGCTCAAGAATAATCTTTTTAAGGTCTCTGTGAGATATAAACTTACGAAGTTCTTTCACCTCTGGACTATCTTTTTCCATCCCGTCAATACATATACCTTCTCCGTAGATGTTATCTGATATTGAACGTATAGCAGCATTGTTAGTAGCTGACTGTAAATAAGAGTCTATAAGAAACGAATAGTAGTCGTTATCATCTCCATAAGCAACCCACTCCTTACGCTTGTCCTCAATGGCCTTAGGCATCTCATAGCCTGATAAGTTAACAAAGTTTAAGTTCATAATTATAGTATTGTAAAGTCGTTATTTGTTTGTGCAGGTGAAACATATTCAATGTCACCTCCTGTTAGTTTGTATCCTAGTTTATCAGTGTACACTAGAATATCACCTGAATAGATGAGAAAATCGTAAGTAGTGTTTGCTGTTAGGTTGTCCTCAATAGTGTCTGCTAACAGAGTAATTGATTGATAGTAGCCACCGTCATTAAGTCCTGTGGTCGCTTCTAAGTCGTAGGCTTCATTACCTTCTTGCCTTACCTTGATATCAACATCAAGACCTCCATCAATTTTAGTGTTGACGTAGAATGTTGTATCTGTTGATTCTGAGTAATATAACATAATGTTTTACCTTTATTTAAAAACAATATACAACCTGTTTTGTTTTGCTGTTTGTTGCGGTGTAGTGCTATTGTAAAGAAAAAAAGCCCTACCGAAGTAGAGCTCTTTATAAAATATAACAATCTTTTGTTATTACGACCCAAGTGTAACGTTGTACGCAGAGATAGCGTCAGCACTGATAGGTGCTAATTGCTTTTCAGATGCAACGAATGTTAATTCGTAACCTGACTTGTCTCCCATAGCAGCTCCAGTTGAAACTGTAGCGTTCATTTCTGCGCCATACTCGTGACCCATTACGAACAAGTTGCCGTTATTGTCCTCTATAAGAACCTTAGGGCGACCGTAAGCTAATAACTTAACTTCCTTGTGAGTAGTACTGTCTTGTTTTTTCAAGCTAACTGTTAGAGTTTGCTCAACAAAAGTAGTACCGTTCTCACGGCTAGAAGTCAAAGATTGTTCAAAAGTAGAAGTTCCTCTCAAGTCATACTTGTATGCGTTTGGAGTAGTTTCAACAACTGAAGCCTCCTCAGTGGAAGAATCGATTGTGTATGTAGCGTCATCGAAGTTTAGGAAGTAGATAGCGTTTAAGCCACCAACTTGGTCTTTACAACCTTCTAAACGTCCTAGTGAAATATTACAACTCATTTTTAAACAATTTATTTAATTAGTATAATAGGAGGGCAAAGTTAATCACCCTCCATTTTTTTTAGTAGCTATTAGCTAGCAACACTTAAAACGATTTCAGAACCGATAGCGTAATTTACGCCTGCGGAAAAGCGCATTATTACTCTCACATTCTGACTTCCGTCGATGTCTGCTAAGTCGATAAGCTTTACCTCATTCATATCTGACTGAAGGCCAGTTCCAAAGAACATATTGTCCTTCTCAGCAGCAATCATTTGACCAGAGTTCAAACCGTTAGCAACGAAAAGCTTAACACCTTCAAAGTCCATAGCAGTTTGCCCAACGTGGTAAAGGTCTTTATAACCCAAAGCAGCTTGTGCTCTTACGTAAGAACGTGCATCAGCTTGAGAAATATAGATAGCTAGACCTTCGTTTCCGTAGATGGTAGCAGGTACAGCGTCAATTACGTTACCTAAACGCTCAATGATGTTAGAAGCAGTAGTAGCTCCAGTTTCAGTTACGTCAACAACGTCAGAGTCAGCACCCATAAGTGCAACAAGACCGTCAAATTCACCAGCGTTAGCGTTAGCTCCGTTCCAGATGTTAGTTTCAGTTTTAGCAGCAACCTTAGCAGCAACGTGTCCGATTAGGAAAGATGCGAAAGAAGAAGGAAGTTCATCAAAAGAAGAAAAACCTTGCTCAATGCTTAGCCAGTCAGATTCGAAATCTTTCTTACAAAGCTCTAGGTTAACTTGGAAATCTTCAGGCTGTAAATAACGCTCAGTTAAAGTTACAGATGAAGTAGCAGTAAAGTCACAAGAAGCATCAGCGATAACATCACCAACAGCTAGCTTTTGCATTACTTGCTTAAATTTTACGTTAGGCTTTACAGTGATTCCACCCTTATCTAGAGTAGGCGCACTTAAAAGAGCGGCGGAGATAAATCCAGCAGCTTTTTCACCAGCATAACTTGTAGTAATTGAAGTAGTAGTTGCCATTTTATATATATTTAGCAGTTAAAATTTAATTATTTATGTATTTAAACACATTGGACATTATCGAACCGCCCTTGTCACCTATCTTAGTACGCTTCACAGCGACCTCAGCTTCTGGACTATGTGTAAGTCCTTCATCTTCTTTTGTAGGTAACTCAGGAGCTTCTACAGCGTCCTCTGTTTCACTATTGATAGAATCTTCAAGAATCTTTTTAAGGTCGCTAATTTGCGCCTCTAATTCCTTAACTCTATCATCTGACTTATCTTCAGCAGCAGCTTCAGGTTCGTCGTTACTCTCAACAGTCTCAACCTCAGGTGTAGCTTCAGGAGCTTCATCTTTGACATCATCTGTATTCTCATCTGCATTATCCTCAGTAGTTTCTACTGTTTCCTCTGCAGTCTCCTCAACCTCAACGGCCTCGGGTGTTTCAATTGTTTCAACAGTTTCCTCAACCGTCTCAACTTCTGGTGTAGCTGTAGCAATTCCTATTGCTTGAGCTATCTTGTCTAGGGTTTCTTTTGCGCTTGGCATATATTTAATTTTAAGGGTTTAACTCTTTATTTAAAAACAAGATTTTAAGGCTTTTTAAATTACTATGCACGCATAGCATCTATCTGACCCTGCAAATCATTGACCTTATCTGTAAGCTCCTTAACGGACTCAACAAGTAGTGCTACAGTATTTGAATACGCAACAGATTTAATGTCTCCATTATCAAAAACCAACTCTGGCACAACCTCCTCAACCTCTTGAGCTATAAAACCAATCTTTTTAGTTTTATCTTCATCAGCAATCATATTGTATTCTATACCTCTCAAGCTGTTAACTTTGTCCAAGGCATTTTCGATAGTGCTTACGTTTTCCTTTAAACTGATGTCTGAGTTTTCGCTTAGGTTACCTGTGATTGTCACATTACCAGTGCTGTAAAAGTAAGCTTTTGGCCCATTCGCAGCCCATATCTCCATCGTGTCACCTGTGTGGTCATATCTCAATCTACCACGTCCTTGGTGCGCATCATCAGAGAACCAAAGCTCTCCTTTATTTGAGCCTCCAGACGCTATATTAACGTAAGCATCTGCTGAATTTTCAAATGTAGCAATTGTATTAGAGTTGGCAGTCCAACTTTTGCTAAGTGCGTTCTTAGTTACGTGAAGGAATGTGTCTGGTGATGTTTCGCTAATCCCTACATTCCCAGTACTGTCTATTAACATTCTTGAAGATTCAGAGCCGTTTGAAGCTGTTTTGAAGTCAATATTACCATATTCACTAGCTAATATTAACGTGTCATTAGTGTCATTATGTTGAATAAAAGACCTTCTAACTGAGTTCTGATTAAAGCTAACAAATGGACTACCTGTTGATGAACTGTCATTAAGCTTAAGAAGTTCCGAGGTTGCGTTAACCTCTAAGCCACCAGTAAGAGTACCCCCAGAAGTGGGAAGCGCACTCAAGTCTGAAGCTGTCATAGTTCTGGTTGAGTGTGATGTTATAACACCGTCAGTCATATTAAGCTGGTCTACTACAGTAGCTCCTGAAGTGTTGATGTCTGAGTCAGTACCTATTATAATGTTTCCTGAGGTAGTAACAAACCCCTCACCGTCAATAACATCTATAATTTCTGTGTCAGTTCTTTGTGTATTCGTGTCAGTTTTTATGTAACCGAAAGCAGCAATATCAGAATCAGAAAGCTGTGTGTTTGTATCTGTGCTTACAAAACCTTCAGGGTTCAATGCTATTCTAGCGTCAATCTCTGCGTTTGTTCTTTGAGTATTTGTATCAGTCTTAATATAACCTAATGCAGCTATATCTGAGTCAGACAATTGAGTGTTTGTATCGGTTTTAATATAACCCATAGCAGCAATCTGAGCGTCAGTCAACTGCGTATTTGTATCTGTCTTGATGTAACCGAAAGCAGATATGTCTGAGTCAGATAACTGAGTATTGGTGTCAGTCGTGACAAACCCCTCTGGGTTTAACGCTATTCTGGCATCTATCTCTGCATTTGTTCTTTGCGTGTTAGTGTCCGTCTTAATGTATCCGAAAGCAGCGATATCGGAGTCAGAAAGCTGAGTGTTTGTGTCCGTTTTAATATATCCAAAGGCAGCTATGTCAGAGTCGCTAAGCTGTGTATTTGTGTCAGTAGTAACGAACCCTTCTGGATTCAAGGCTATCCTTGCATCTATCTCAGCATTTGTTCTTTGCGTATTGGTATCTGTTGAGTTTATAACCAAAGTGCCAGCAGCGTCATTGTATGTCACTGTAGTCGCACCTGTTCCAGAAACAAGAGAACCAACAACATCTTCAATCTCCTCATCAGTCCTAGGGTTGACCCCTGAAGGTTTGTCAGTTAAATCATTATAAGAGCCTGAGAAGTGAGACAAATCACTAATTTGTGACTCAGTAATAGTTAACGCTCCTTCGTGAGCTGTTACATCTCCTTGAGTAACCGTGTAGTCAGATATGTAGTTAGCGTTCTCTAAGGTTGTAACTCTAGAAGATACATTACCTATGTTAGTTGAAACTGTAGTGGCAAAGTTAGGGTCATCACCCAAAGCATCAGCCAACTCATTTAATGTGTCTAATGTATTTGGAGCGGAATCAACAAGATTGCTCACAGCGTTATCTACATAAGTCTCAGTAGCAAGGCCTGATATTCCTGTCGTTATTAATGCGTTTATTTCAGCGTCAGTACGTTGAGTGTTGGTATCCGTCTTAATATATCCTAAGGCAGCTATATCTGAATCACTTAACTGAGTGTTGGTGTCAGTTTTAATATACCCCATAGCAGCTATATCAGCATCACTCAATTGGGTGTTAGTATCCACATATGTAGTTATAAACCCAGCACTGTTAGCGTCTATAATAGCTTGAATCTCTGCATCAGAACGCTGTGTATTCGTGTCAGTTTTAATGTAACCAAAAGCGGCAATATCACTGTCACTTAGTTGTGTGTTAGTGTCAGTTTTTACATAACCAAAGGCTGCAATTTCACCATCAGTAAGTTGAGTGTTAGTGTCAACCTTGATGTATCCAAGAGCCGTTATGTCTGCGTCACTAAGTTGTGTATTGGTATCTGTCTTGATATATCCAAATGCAGCAATCTCAGCATCTGTTAATTGCGTGTTGGTATCAGTAGAACTAACTACTATCGTGCCTGCAGCATCATTGTAGACTACAGATGTAGCACCACTACCTGAGATGGCAGCACCAATAACATCTTCAATCTCCTCATCACTTCTAGCTACTATACCTGCTGGCTTATCAGTTAAGTCGTTGTAAGAGCCTGAGAAGTGAGATAAGTCGCTAATCTGTGATTCCGTTATCGTAATAGCACCCTCGTGAGCAGTAACGTCACTTTCTGTAACCGTGTAGTCAGATATGAAGTTGTTAGTATTTGCGTCAATCAGGGCGTTAATTTCAGAGTCAGTTCTTTGTGTATTGGTGTCTGTTTTGATATAACCAAAGGCTGCAATATCAGCGTCACTCAATTGAGTGTTGTTGTCTGGTATGTTAACCGTGTTACCGTTGGAAATTGTAAGGTCTCCAGTAGCAGTAGTGAATGTAAGTGTTTGACTGTCAGTCTCTGAAGTCAAGAAGCCTTCAGGGTTAAGCGCAATCCTAGCATCAATCTCAGCGTCGGTTCTCTGAGTGTTAGTATCCGTTTTAATGTAGCCCATTGCTGCAATATCAGAATCAGATAGCTGAGTATTCGTGTCTGTCTTAATGTAACCCATAGCGGCAATCTCAGCATCCGTGAGCTGAGTATTGGTATCTACGTAAGAAGTAATAAAACCTTCAGGGTTCAATGCTATACGTGCGTCAATCTCCGCATCAGTTCTCTGAGTGTTAGTGTCGGTCTTTATATAACCTAGGGCAGCAATCTCTGCATCAGTTAGCTGAGTATCTGTTTTTACATATCCAAGAGCTGCAATATCAGCGTCAGACAACTGTGTGTTAGTATCTGTTGTGATGAAACCTGCATTTTCTAGAACAGTAACTCTGTCAGAAACTCCAGTTATTAGATTTGTTATTGTAGTGGCAAAATTAGCGTCATCTCCTAAGGCTGCAGCAAGCTCATCCAAAGTATCTAGAGCTGTTGGTGCTGCGTTGATAACGTCATTAACAGCATTAGCTACGTCTGAACTTGTAGCATACCCAGACAGCGAGTGGTCTCCCCAAGAGTAGGCCTCATCCCAATTAGACACGTTTAAGTTGCCTGCTGTAATAGTTTGAGCTGTTAGAGTTCCGTCAGTGTTTACTGTAATCTGTAGTGAGTTTCCAGCTCCGTCAGTCAATATAGTTGAACCTGATACTGCCGAGTTGTTCTCAGTCTTTATAAGACCTTCGTACGTATTGCTGATTTTTTTACCTTGTAAATTTGCCATTTTTTTTAATTATTCCAATTTGTGAAAGTTAAATTCCATACGCTTGAAGCGGAATCCCACACCAACGTACCTATCAATCTAACGTCATTTATTTCTACAATGATAGACGCTGACTGGTCTGATAACCACTCTGGGCTTTCGTTAGTGAAAACTATAGTATCAATAGAACCTGAGTAGTTTATCACGTTTAACTTTTGACCGCCAAACATATATCCTGTTGACACCTTTGTTATGGTTCTGTCAGTTATATTTGACAAAATGTTACTTATAGTGTTACCTCCTTTTAAGCTACCAAACCCTTGATAGCCCACGTACTCATTCCCTATAGTTGGATACTTCATTTGTTTAAACTTGTAAGGTTTATCTGTTACCTTGTCAGTTGTTTCGTTTTGTTGAGATTTGTCTACATAAGTAGAATCGTAACCTTGTCTCCCAACAAAGTCATTACCGACTACTGGATACTTTGCTTTTATGTACACTTTCTCTTTATTTAAAAACAACGGTTTGACACTCGCAACACATTACGGGGTGTCACTTACTAGGTCAGACGTTGCAAAATTATATCCTGTCAAGTTTGCGCTTCCAGACGTGTCGCTTATCGTTGTGACACTGGCCTCTATCTCGTAATAATGAGATGGTGCTGACGCTAACAAACTCAAGTCTTGAACAGCTCCTGAGTTATATACGGTTGATATGTTTGACGTTTGGTCTGAGTTCCAAATAGCTACTTGATTGATTATTCCACCATAGTAGTTGTTATGAACATTTGAAGCCCTACCTATTCTATATATGTTATCGCTTGGATTTGCCCCACTAATAACACCATCATAGCCGTTACCAGTAGAAACTCCAACCTTAAATTTACTTACACCATCTACAAATATATTAAATCTGCTATAATAGGCTCCTGTTTGCAATGGGTCACTGCCTGTAGTGCCTCCGTCAAATGTAATCATTACGTGTTGCCAAGTGTTAGCGACAAATGAGTTGGCTGCTATTAATACTATATTATTGTACACAGTACCGTAGTTTAGCACTAAGCTAGAGCCACCTGACTGCTTTAAAGTAATTGCGCCGCCATTGTAATCATCTCCAGCACCGTAAACCATTAACGTCTGAGTAGCTGTTGAGCTGTTAGGCTTTACCCACATACTCACAGTCCATTCGTTTCCGTCACCGTTAGAACCCCTATCCATTGCGTTCATAACAGTTGGATTACCTTGAAGATAGCTGCTGCTACCATTTAGGGATAGAGATTTACTGTTGGTGTAAGCTGCTTGACTAACAGTCACAGTAACAGTGAAGTCAACAGTTCCACCTACGGCATTACCAGCCTTACAGTTCACCACTATAGTGTCTGCAGAAGTACCTAGGTAAGCAGGGGCTGTTCCTGAGAGTATTCCTGAGTTTTGGTCTAACGTCATCCAGCTAGGAGCGTCTGATTCAACAAATTGATTAACAATGTTGTCGCTAGATACTATTTGAAAATTAAGAGTGTTGGCCTCAGTAACGGTAACTGTTTGGTCAGCAACAGTAGGTGTGAATGTTGCGTCTGGTTGTGAGCTACCTCCTATAGTTTGTTTAGATATTACAGGAATGGAGTAGTAAGCTCTATTACCCCTGACACCGAAGTGTAAGTGTACTGAGCTACCTACTTGTGGGTCGATTTTAGCCGTTGCTATTTTCTCATTATTATCTTCAGAGAATATAGTCAATTTGCCGTCATCATTGAACCTCATTGAGAACATACCTTGCGCTTGTCCAGCTCCGCCTTTTCTATATCCTACTACACCAGCTCCATTATTAAAGTAATATGTAGCGTTAGTGTTAACATTCCAGTCAGAAACCCCTGAAAACTCAAAGCTTATAGCTTCGTTTGTTTCGTACTTAAACTCATTATCTAGTTGCTCCTCTGCTGTAGATACTCCGCTTGACGCTCCCGTGTAGTTAGTGCCAAAGTAATCCCCCTGTCCAACTTCATCCAACATAAACATAATCTTCTCACCTTTCTCAATAGATATTGCGCTCTTTATTATGGTGTGGTCTAAAATACCATTAATAATACCCGCTTCAGTATTTGCGAAGTCGTGAACTATATCCCAGATGTAATCCACGTTGTTTATAATCCCATTAGGTAAAACTCCATTTGCCCAAGTGTGCATTTGTATGTTAAAAGATGTGACAGATAGAGCTATTGTAGTCTTAGCTACCGCCACCTCATTAGTTCCGCTATAGTCAATCAAAGTTAAATGACCATCATTCCCAAATCTAATACCCATAGCATCTCCATTTGATACTACATACTTAGAACCTGAATTTGTTGTCAGTAGTGTGCTGTTGGAACCATCTGTGAAACCGCTCGTATATTTAAATGCAGTACCCCAATTAGAATCGGTTATAGAACCGCCATTGTAAGCTGTAGCTACCTCTGCTCCATCCCATATACCGATTTGTAGGTTGGAGCCTCCATTACTTTGGAAGTTCCATTTAAATTCCGAACCTTGATTTAAAGCCTCACCGAAATAGAAAGGCAATTGACCGTATACTGTTGAGTCGTTAGTTGATGTACCCACCGCTTGGTTTGCATTTGTTCCGTAAGAGATGAACCACCCAGAGCTCGTAGCTAATCCAGTAGAACCGTTTATCATATTGGATGCGTCAATAGTTATTTCTGTAGCGTCATTTAACACAAGAATTAAATCAGTGCCAACAACAGAGCCACTCACAACAGGATTTCCCGACGTTCCTGAACTTCCTAAGGTAGAAGCATCTACAGTGATAGTTGATGCGTCACTCATAGTTAGGATTATGTCAGTACCGCTAACAACACCGCTAGAAACAGTGGTATCTTCATCAATAGACAAGCCAGCAACATCAACAGTGACTGTGCTCGCATCATCCATAGTAAGTATAAGGTCTGAGCCGCTCAACGAACCAGATGCTACAAATTTATTCTCATCTACACCCAAAGTAGTTACATCAACAGTATAAGAAACACCGTCATTAAGTCCAAGAGTCAAATCGTTACCACTTAAGGTAAATGAGTTAACGAATGTATCTGGAGATATGAACCCAGATGTGTTTGTGAATATAGCGTTTAATTGAACAACAGCTTGATTAAGTACTGAATTAACGAAAGAGCCATCTACACTAACAGCGTTTACTGGTAGTGATTCAACTATAATCTTAGCCCCTCCCTTTACTTTGATTTGTATTGCAGTTCCGTTAGCTACAGCTTCTAGCGTGTTCACAGCGTGTGGAACGAGCAAGTTATCACTACCTAGGCTTAAATCTCTTAATAATATAGTTGAGCCTGTAGCGTCAAGTCCAAAGTCCATAGCTTGATATTTCAAGTATGGTGATATTAACTCAAGGTCTTTATCTTCAAAGAGTCTATTATGGACAGTCGCTTGATATCTGTAAAGCCCAGTGTTTGGGTCAACAGTGTCACCTTGTCTAACTTGAAAAATACCCAAGTCAGTGTCATCTGAGTTTCTTACCTTTTGAATCTCAGCGTATAGAGTAGTGCCCGCCCTAACGTCCACTGGATGGTCGAAAAACCACTCAATAGTATCTCCTGCAAATATATTCTCACCTACGTTTGAGCGTTGGTTATTACGTGGCAAAGTTTGCTTATATACGTTCTTTCCAGCTATCTCGATACGGTATTCTAGTCTAGTAGATATGTCAATGGACTCAGCAGCAACCGTAGTAATACCTAGCCCCGATATGTTAACCCCGAAGTAATTGTCTCCAGAATAGCCTATTGATGTAGCTGGGTCTGGATTACCTCCTAAGGGTAGACTGAACATATCAGAGAATACACGTCCACTAGGTGGAATGAATCCAGATGCACCTTGATTGGCTGTGACCGATTGGTCTTTAAGTCCTCCCCACATAGGGAAAAAGTTAATGTCAGATGTTAGGTTGGTAAAGAATATGTTTTCAGAACCAGAGGACATCTTATGTTGTTCTCCTAAGAATAGTGAGTTAAGAGTCGTTTCAATAGCTCTGTCAGCTATCAACTGGTCTTGAGCTGGGTCATATTCAAAGTGACTAAGCGTCTTAATTTCTTCAGCCGTAATAGTTCTGCCTGATGCAAAATCAGTAGAATCATTTTGTATAGTAGAACTTGAGTTGTTATTTAAGTTGCTTGAGTTCGTGTTATCTGGGAACAAGTGAGAGCCGTCATTGACTCCTGTAATTTCTCTAATAGGCATAATGTTATTTTTTATCTATTGATTTTAATTTTCGGATAGCCCATTCTACTCCTGAAGCACCGCCCCAACCTAGCCAAGCTATGTATCCGTTATCTTTCCAAGGGGTTGATTTATATTCAGGGTTTATAACAGCGTTCTTTTGGTGACGCTTAAATGAGGCCATACGAGCAATTGTGGAACGTGAGAGTTTTTCTCTGCGTGCTAACTGTCCAGCTCTAGTCCAGCCTGTCTGAGTCATTCCTTTGACTTCAGAACCATATTTCTTTTTATAGTTTATAGCCCTCTTGGCATTGTTGCTGGCTGACTGAGGGTAGTCGTTGTACGTTTCTAAGCTATACTCTTTTTTTTTTGCATCGTAATGGTCTCTTACGATGTCTGATAATTGAGCCAACACATTGTCAAGCTTTTGGTCTGACAGCAATTCAGGTAGTGGCTGTTCAACTTCACGTCTTAATGCGTTTGCAAATTGACCTTCAATACTGAAGCCGAAAACTTTATTGTCTTTTACATACTTGCTCCAGACATCTTCATCATCAACTTTCATTGTAACCATCCAAGTGCCCACAGGCATATCTAGACCGTATTTACGACTCTTATCGAATTGAGTATCCTCAACAATCCAAGACTCATATACCGTCATACCAGCTAGTTTATCTTTATGCTCTAGTGTAGCATTTTGATGATTGCTGTTTTTGAAAAACATCTCAGCAGCTTTACGAACAGTGTCTTGTGAAAAGTATATATAAAACTCCTCACCGTCTTGGTTTCTGTAGATAGGTTTATCAGGAATTAAAGCAGCACCCATAAGTAGACGCTTATCTGAACTAACTTCAGCTAATTGCACTGGAGTTGTATCCTCTGCGAGCGCAACAAAATCGACACCTATGGCAGGGTTCTCGACTATTGATATAGCTTCTACACCCATTGTTTGAAGTTCCTCATCAATAAGTAGTTCGTATAGTTTCATAAGTTCCTTTATTTAAAAACAATTTTCTTAACCAATTGATGCGGTAGAACCTGCTTTTCTTTCTAGCTCCTGCTGACTAGATACCTCACCACTTACAACAAAAGCTTTAATTGGCTTACTGTTAGAGCCTTGTATAGCGTCTGCCACCATTTGAGAGCCCGCATCAGCTTGGCCAACTACGTTGAATGATGGCGCAGCCACAGCAGTAGCTCCTCCTCCTCCTCCGATTTCTGGCACTGACACACCTGTTGACTGTTTGGAGCTCTTAAAGGCCTTCTTAAGCTGCATAAACAAAGGCAAAGCAGTTGCTATATGTCCAGCTATTAACGGAACGTTAGCAGGGAACGGAGCTGCAGAAGCAGCCTTACCAATACCTTTAACGTAATCAACAGCACCCTCAGCCATAGCCTTCACCATTTTACCCATAGTAAGCTTCCCGTCTATCTTCTCCTCAATGCTAGCCATTTGACTCTTAGCTATAAGAGCTAACTTACCAAGCCTAGTTTCCTCACCAAAAATTCTAGCCATATTATCTAGATTCTCTTGCATAGCATCAACCTTAGCCCTGTTCTTTTCTAGCTGAGCAGCCTTATCAGCATCAACGTCTTTTTGCCTAGCAGCTTCTAACCTATCGTAATAAGACAACTCTAATTCAAGTAACTGGTCTTGGCTTGCTCCCAAGGCCTCAGCCTCAGCAAGTGCCCTATCCACCTGTCTATTCATTTTCTGCAGATGAGTCTCATCCTCAAAATCCTGAACGGCCTGACGTTGCTTTGTAAGGAAGTCTTTTAGCCTTTGTATTTTAGCATCATCAGAACCCTCATCCTCACCTTCACCTTCAATGAATTCACCAGTTGTAGTAACCGTTGCAGGAGCAAAGTCCTCAGCAAGTGCTGGGTCATCAACTGGGTTATAAACCAAATCAATAGCAGTCCTAAGCTCCCCCTGTCTAGATTTAAGGCCATCTAGTTCCGTCTCTAAGTCAGATATGGTCTGCTTATAGGCTTCTTTATTTTTGGCTATAGTTTCTTTGTCAATTGCTTTACCTATAATCGGAATGTCAGCAATCTTCTCCATAAGTTCGTTTCCTTTTTGACCGAACCCTTGAAAGAACAAATTAACTTGTTTGCCTAGTATTTTAAATGAGTTACCAACTATCTCAAATCTATTCCCTAGCGTAACAAAGTAATTGCCAACAGCGTTAAATCCATTAGCTAAGAACTGAACAACTCCCCGCATAGCCTTCTCTAATGCCAAAGCGTTAGAAACTGCAATACCGAGCCCCTCAAGAGCTGACTTCATCTTTTTCTTATCACCTGATAGGTTGTCCTCCATAGTGTCAACCATATCTCCAGCAGCTCCTCCAGCTTGCTCGTACGACAATGTAAGGTCATCCAGCTTATTTCTATTCTCTATAAGACCGATAAGAACATCCTTAGCTCTAGCACCAACAGCTTCAGTGGCTATAGCTGCTTTTCCAGATGTAGATGAAACCTTATCCATTCTCTCAGCGTATATGTCAAGAGACTCCCTAAATGATTTACCTGTCTTAGCAGATAGCTCAGCCAACACCCTTCTTAGGGATGTACCAGCCATTGAGCCAGCCAAACCTTTGTCAGCCAAAACAGCTAGAGCTGCAGTAGCTTGCTCGATAGGAACCTTCATATTTTTAGCTGCTGGAGCAATCAACTTCATTGACTCTCTAAATTTTTCAGCATCTAATCCACTGGTAACGAATGACTTAGCCATAATGTCAGTGATTCTTCCAGCTTCAGATGTGGCCATACCAAATCCGTTCATTGTTGCTGCCATAATCTCAGCAGCTTCAGCCATCTCTATACCAGAAACAACAGCAAGGTCAAGAGCTCCAGATGTAGCGTTAAGTATTCCCGTAGTGGTGAAACCCATTTTAGCTAGCTCAGTTTGAGCGTCGGCCACTTGTGCTGCGGTGAATTGTGTTGACTTACCTAATTCCTGAGCGTTGTCATTTAAAGCCTTTAAATCATCTCCAGTAGCTCCAGAGATTGCAGATAGTTTAGACATTGACTTGGAGAAGCCTTCAGCTACACGCATAGCAGCCATTAAACCTTTACCTATTAAAGCCAAAGCAGCAACAGCTACTACGGCTGGGTGTTTAGCGAAGTTCTTTAATTTAGCTCCTAATCCACCAAACGCTCCAGACATTCCTGAAGCCTGTCCTTTGGTTTTTTTAAGTGAGCCACCTAGCTTGTCAGATGATGCTGTAGCTTTTTTACTTACTCCTGATACGTTAGAAGTAACGTTAATATGTACGTGCTTAGTTTTCTTAGCCATTTATTCTTAACTTAAGTAATTTTATCCAACCCTTTAAATTATTAGGTAGTTTATAGTAACCCCTTGCTCTGCGAATCATCTCGTTTCCTCTTGGTTGAGGTAGTGTCAATAGGGTTTGTATTACTTTAAGCATAGCAGTTTATTTAAAAACAGTAAGAAGGTAAAAACAAAACATAGTAAAAGTTGTTTTTAATATGGAGACCCCCTCCTACACTTCTAAACCCTAATAAAGATGGACGTTAGTTGGAACAGATAACTGTCGCTTTTACGATAGCCTGTGAATTATCTTTGTAAATTTCTCACGCTGACTAGCAGATACTACGTAAACACTCATTGAGTGAGACACAATTTCTTTTAAATTTACAGAGACAGAGGGTCAGCAATATAAAAAATAATTAAAAAAACTTTACTTTTTATTTTGTACCTGAATAAGTAGTTACTATAGTTAATTGAGTAGGCATTAGTTTAGATTTTGTCCTAATAACTGACCAAATAAAGCATTACCAGTTGCATTAAGGTGTACGTGGTCTGAATAATGCGTATTGAAAGGGTCATCTAGTGCTTCAAATGTAGCCCTAGCGTCTATTACAGCGTGAAATTGACTTCCAAATGCTCCAATCATAGCATCATCTAAGTCTCTGCAAAATTGTTCGTTAGAATCGCTCCTAGGGATTTGTTTAACATAAACAACTTTACCTCCATAAGTCAATAGTTGACTCATTAAGGGGGATAATGTGTTCATAGTATTAGTTAGATTGTTAGCCCCTGAGTCGTTAGTTCCAAAATGCCATAAATAGTAATTTGCATCAGTAGGTACGTTACTCCATCTTGCTGCTAGGTCTGAAGATGTATCTCCTCCGATAGCGTCATCTAATCCGCCACCTCCGTCAGAAGTTGAACCTACAAAAGAAACCTGAACCTCACCTTCGATAGCTGTCTTTATTTGATGATTAGTGAATCTACTGTCTCCTATCATTGACAAATCACCTATATTGTT